TGGCTAAAAAGACAACGCAAAGAGATATTATCCTATGGCATTTACAGAATGTCGGTACGCTTACCCGGGCGCAGGCTATGGGCGAATACGGAATTGTTGAGCTGCCTGCCCGAATAGTTGAGCTGAAAAGGCTCGGCTACAATATCACGAGCGAGAGGGGAACGTCTACCAATCGCTTCGGCAAGGTGCATTTCAATATCTACAAGCTGGAGGAGCCGCAGTAATGGAAAGCCCCTGCCATCATTGTCCGAAATGTCCCTGCAAGAATCACGACACTTGCAGGGAATACCAAGAATATCGTGCCGAGATCAATAAAATCAATAAACCAAGAACCTCCGATAAGGTGGCTAAAGATATGACCATCAGGGGGATCGAAAGATGCAAGAAATGGAGAAAAAATAACAGATGAGTAGTCTTAATCTTAACAAAGTAATTTTATGCGGCAGGCTTACCGCCGACGTAGAGCTGAAAACCACGGGAACCGGTATCTCGGTATGCTCGTTCACGCTGGCTGTTAACCGCCCCTACCGTGCCGCCGACGCTAATTCGGGTCAGCCTACTGCGGATTTTATCAGCGTTGTGGCTTGGAGGCAGAGAGCCGAGTTCATTGCCCGTTACTTCCGGAAGGGCTCTTCAATTTGCATTACCGGTTCGATTCAGACGAGAAAGTGGACCGATCAGAACAACGTGACGCGCTATGCCACCGAAGTGATCGTCGAGGACGCGCATTTCGTTGACAGTAAAGGCGAGGGCGGTGCGGTCCCTGCCGAGGCATACCCGGTGGCTTCGGAAGAGTTCGTGCCGGTTGATGATGAAAAATTGCCGTTCTGAAAGGAGATGCTGAAATGACGGAAAAACAGCAGAAGATCCAAGATTTAAAACTTATTGTCAAGGAAAACGAAACGCGCTATGTTTTCGACGAGGAATCAGACAAAATGGAAGAAAAGGTAGTATCGACGGTAGCTGTTAAACTTCGGTATGGTAGCGAGCAGTATGGCGAGTATGTTGTTTGCAATAAGCCTACTCTTGAGGTGAGCGATGTAGTCGATGCGGCAAACGAGATTTTTGCTTCATTGTTAAGCGCGTTGGATCAACCGCAGGAGGGCGATGGAAATGAGTAACGAAAAGCAGCAGAAGATCTTGGAGATGGCAAAAGATATTTGCCGATATCAGCCGTGCTGTAACGATGTATGCAAGCCGATAAGTGCTTGCGATGCGCTCCGATACGCCGAGAGGGCGGTTGAAGCGGGGTATGTCAAAGTTGTGCAGTGCAAGGATTGCAAACATTCGTGTTTTGTAAAATCTTGCAGTAAATACGAATGCCGAAAGGGTTGCGGAACATTAAAGTATTCAAACGATTTTTGCAGTTACGGCGAAAGGGAAGGAGGTGACGAGAAATGACAAAATACTTTTGTGTACTTCAAGAAGACCTTGAAACCGCCAAGTCCGAAGCAATCAAAGAGTTTGCGGAGAGGTTGAAAGCGAATATGTCAAACATCGCAAGAATGGAATATGGCGGTCATATATATTTCTGCGTTGGTTATGATTTAATCGACACCCTTGTAAAAGAAATGACGGAGGTTCAAGCGGAAGCCGAGGAGGACCAGCAATGAATGGCTGTTTAAAATGCATACATAAGCCTTTTTGCACGTTGTCGGTGTGTGGGGCGGTGTGCTCGTCCTTCAAGGATAAGGACCGGTACGCGGATAGGAACGAGGTTATCAGGGAGTTTGCGGAGAGGTTGAAAGAAAAAGCCAAAGCAAATGAATGGAACGGCACAATTTGCGGCGTTGACATCGACACCCTTGTAAAAGAAATGACAGAGGTGGCTGAACTATGAGTGAGGAAAAACCTACATACTTCCTGTGCGGGCGCCGTGATATCTACGGTCTTATGGAAAAAGCAAAAGCCGAAGCGGCTCAAATACTCAAAGAATTCTCTATGTTCTACAGAACAGCCGGGGAGCTTGCCATTGAAATAGAGCCTATTCAGCATGCTATGGGATATAGTATTGGCGGTAAGCTGACGTGGGACGGAGAGGTAATTATGCAGGAAACAGATTGCGGCTTGCTGTTCTTGCACCTCAATGAAGTAATGCTTAACCGCATGATCCAACTTGGTATACCGAGCTACGGAAAGTGAGAAACACGACCGAGAATAAAAAAGGAGTGATACGGTTGTCAAAATTTATCATATCAAAAACCATCGTTTGTCCCTTTTATCAATGGCACGAAAATAACCGTATATGCTGCGAAGGGACAGAGGCGACTAACAATGTCAATCTTGCGTTTAGCGATGGTAAAGACTGTAAGGCATATCGCAAACGCTATTGTATGGATATTCACGGCTGCGAAGAGTGTATGCTTTATCAGATGCTTAATCTCAAATACCCGGAAGGAGAGGGGGGCTGAAAAGCCTCCTTCTTTTTGCGTTTTCGTGGGTGGGGGTAGGTTTAATATTTAGCCTCCCCTTTGATATAATTAAGCCATAAAGCAGAAAGGAGTATTTCCTGTGTGGATTGGAATGCTATTCGACAAGAATATATCACGGACGAGTCTTCCTCATACAGGAAGCTCGCGCAGAAATACGGCGTAAGTCTCGGAGCAATTACGAGACATTCACAAGCCGAGGGCTGGCAAGATCTGCGGGAACAGGTCAAGAACGAAACGATCACGAAAAGCGTCGAGAAAATTTCCGAGGAACAGTCGGAGATTCAGGCTGACGTGGCGTTGATGTTCAACAATATGACCGTTTCGCTTGCCGGTAAGCTCGAAAAGGCTATTGCCGAGGTAGACCCGACGGACACAACGGGTATCAGACGTCTTTCGGCGTCGCTTTGCGATCTCAAGCTCCTCATTGGCGTCAAGTCTGATGCGGACAGCAGGGAGCAGGAAGCGCGGATTGCTAACCTCAGACGGCAGGCAGAGAAAGACGATGTTGATAATGCGCCTACTCTTGTGGTAGAGGGATTGCCGGAGGAGTTTAAGGTATGAGCAGTATTGATTTAAGTCGTATCAGCGACAAACAGTATAAGTTTTTATCCGCGTCGCAGAAGCACGTCGGCTTTGGCGGTGCCCGAGGTGGCGGGAAAAGCTGGTCGGTGCGTACAAAAGCGAAGATACTCGCGGTGTCATATAAGGGTATTAAGATCCTGATCGTGCGCCGCACATATCCCGAGCTGCTTAATAACCATATCAACCATCTTTGCACGGAGCTGCACGGGCTGGCGAGGTACAACAAGTCGGAGAAGGTCTTTAACTTTCCGAATGGCAGCACCATCAAATTCGGTTACTGCAACAACGACAAAGACCTTGACAATTATCAAGGTGCGGAGTATGACGTTATCTTCCTTGACGAGGCGACGCAGCTTCAGGAGATGTGGATAAAGAAGATCACGGCGTGTTTGCGCGGTGTCAACGACTTTCCGAAGCATATCTACTACACGTGCAACCCGGGCGGCGCGTCACACGGTTATTTCAAGCGGTTATTCATAGACAAGCAGTATGAGGGCGCCGAGGTTCCCGAGGACTACTGCTTTATACAGGCTCTTGTGACCGACAACAAGGCGCTCATGGAGAGCCAACCGGACTACATAAAGCAACTCGAGGCGCTGCCTCCTAAACTGCGTGAGGCGTGGCTATACGGGCGCTGGGACATATTCGAAGGGCAGTTCTTTGAGGACTTCCGACCTACTCCCGATATTGAGCTATGCGCAAAAGCGGGTATCACTCCCGAGGAAGCGCTGGCACAGAGGCGGTTTACTCACGTTATCGAGCCTTTTGACCTCAACAAAGGTGAATGCCGAGGCTGGAAGATCATGCGCTCCTACGACTTCGGCTACAACAAGCCCTTCTCCCTCGGCTACTGGGCGGTTGACTATGACGGGGTATTATACCGCATTATGGAGATGTACGGCTGCACCGGGACGCCTGACGAGGGCGTGAAGTGGTCTCCGGACGAGCAGTTCCGACGTATACGCGAGTTTGAGAATGAACACCCGTGGCTTAAGAACCGCAAGATCGTTGACAGCATTGCAGACCCTGCGATATGGGACGCGAGCCGAGGCGAGAGCATTGCGGAGACCGCCGAGAGGTACGGTATATACTTCTCGCCGGGCGATCACGAGCGCATACCGGGCTGGATGCAGGTGCATTACCGCTTCCAGTTCGATGAAAACGGCTACCCGCGTATGTACGTATTCAACAACTGCAAGGCGTTCATACGCACGATACCTCTGATGATGTACTCGGAAACGCACCCCGAGGATATCGACACGAAGCTCGAGGACCATTGTCCCGACGAGGTGCGCTATATGTGTATGTCGCGCCCGGTAACGCCTATTGTGCCGGAGAAGCGCGAGCCTATCGTTTCAGACCCGCTGAATCAGTTCAGCGAGAGGCAGCTTAAACGTGGCTATATTTGAGAGAGGAGAAATCCATGGAAATAGAACAGAAACCTACTACTCCCGCCGGCGGCGCGGCTATGATCGGCCCCGAACAGCTTAAAAACTTCCTCAAGGTTCTTGAAGAATACAAGTCGGGCAAGAAGAATACCGAGTCGCGCATTGTAGCTTCGGAAAACTGGTGGAAGCTCCGCAACTCTGTTGAAGAGGAAAAGGAGACCAATATCGGTCAAGACGGCGGATATAAGAGCGTTTCGGGCTGGCTTCATAACGTGCTGGTATCAAAGCACGCTGACGCTATGGAAGCATACCCCGAACCTAACATACTCCCGCGTGAGAGTGGCGACAGAGGCGAGGCGCGTAAGCTGTCCTCGATCATACCGTGTGTACTTGAACAGAACCACTTTGAGGACACCTATTCCGACGTTATGTGGCAGAAGGTCAAGCAGGGCACGGGCGTATATAAGGCAGTTTGGGATAAGTCGAAGCTGAACGGACTCGGCGATATAAGCGTTGAAAAGGTAAACATTCTCAACGTCTATTGGGAGCCGGGCGTTACCGACATTCAGCACAGCCGCTACTTCTTCCATACCGAGCTTTATGACAAGGACGTGCTTGAGGGAAGATACCCCGAGCTTGAGGGCAAGCTGAAAGGTCAGTCCTTCGTTAGCACCAAGTTCCTTTACGACGATCACGTAAACACCGAGAACAAGCACACGGTTATCGACGTTTACTATCACAAGTACGTGCAGGGCAGAAAGACGCTGCAGTATTGCAAGTTCGTCGGCGACGTTGTCCTGTATGCTACCGAGAACGACCCCGAAATGGCTATGCGCGGTCTTTACGATCACGGTATGTACCCTTACGTATTCGACGCGCTGTTCCCGATCGAGGGCTCGCCTTGCGGTTACGGCTACGTTGATCTGTGCCGCAAGCCGCAGACAACCATTGACCTGCTTAACACCAGCTTTGTTAAGAACGCTATGGTGGGTGCGACTCCCCGCTATTTCTCACGTGGTGAGGGCGCGATCAATGAGAAGGAATTCCTTGATCTTAACAATCCGATAGTCCATCATACCGGCAACTTGGACGAGAATGCCCTGCGGCGCATAGAGCACACTTCACTTGACGGTGTATACGTCAACGTGCTTGACCGCACTATTCAGGAGTTGCGCGAGACCTCGGGCAACACCGAGACCAGCACGGGCAATATCAGCTCGGGCGTAACCGCCGCTTCTGCTATTGCCGCACTCCAACAGGCAAGCGGCAAGGGCAGCCGTGACAGCACGCAGGAGTCTTACAGAGCTTTCTCAAAGATCGTTGAGCTGTGTATTGAGCTTATACGCCAGTTCTACGACCTGCCGCGTCAGTTCCGCATACTCGGACAGTACGGCGCGGAGGAATACATAACCTACGTAAACGAAGGCTTGCAGCTTCAGGAAGCGGGTGCATCGCTCGATAATAAGAAGAATTTCCGCCTTCCCGTGTTCGATATCAAGGTATCGGCGCAGAAGAAGAACGTATACACAAAGGTGACGCAGAACGAGCTTGCGCTTCAGTTCTTCCAGCTCGGATTCTTCAATCCGCAGATGACAGATCAGACGCTTATGTGCCTTGATATGATGGAGTTTGACGGCAAGGACGGCATTATGCAGAAGGTGGCGCAGAACGGCACGATGTTCCAGAAGCTCCTCCAGTATATGCAGCTTGCGTTGTCATTTGCGCAGAGGTTCGATCCTATGTCAGCAGAGGCTATCGCGCAGGATATCCTTGTGACTACCGGTGGCGCCGGTGTTTCGGCTTCGGGCGGTGCTACACTTGCACAGAGCAGAGCTATGGCGGGTGGTGATCGCGGAGGCGCTAACGCCAAGATGGCTAATGCGAGAGCGACATCGGCAGAGGCGGCACAGCCGAGTGGCGGCAGAGTTACAAGAAAGGCAGGGAGCAAATGATAAAGGCAGTTTATGAGAGAAGCAAAAACAAGCTGACCGTGGAAGGTCACGCATACGCGGGTGAACCCGGACACGATCTGATATGTGCCTCGGCTTCGATTCTCGTCTACACGCTTGCCTCGTTCGCAAAGAACACGCACAAGGCAAGGCAGAACAAAAAGCTCGTGATCAAGCTTGACGAGGGTCACGCAGAGGTATCATTCAAGGCTAAACCGCGTTTCAAGGTGGCGCTTACACTTGTATGTGACGCGATCTGCGCGGGATTTGAGCTTCTTGCAAGGAATTACCCCGAAAATATCTCTTATGAGATCAAATTTTAACAGTATATAAGCCGTGAACGGCTTGATATAGGACTCGCCAACCTAATTGGCAGAATAAATCGGAGGATCTACTCAATATGAAAAACGAAAAATGGCTTAATCTTCAGCTTTTCGCCGGTGAGGGTGCAGGTGCTACCGGAGGCGAAGGCGGAGAGGGTGCCGCTACGGGCGATAATGTTGCGACTGTTGACGCCGGACAGAGACTGAGGGAATTGGGTGTTCCCGA